TGAAATACTGTCCCCAACGTTCTGCGTCATACGCTTCACCGTTGACAGATGCTTCAAACATTTCCATCATAACTTTCAACTCAACTTCGCCTGGTTTCTTAGGCAAGAAGTCTTTCAAGTTAAATGAGCCGTACTGCTTAATAGCGGCATTTTCTTCTTCGCTTAACGCACGTTCACGACGAGCCCAGTTACTAGTAGAGTAGTCAGCATATCCACCTTTACTAGTTTTAGTAATGCGGAAATCTGTACCACGCAAGAAGTCTGTTGGCATTTCTTCCATATCTGGATCCAACAATGCGGCTTTAACAATGTTAAAGATTTGACTACCGATAATGAATCGGCGAATTGGATTCTCAGGAGTCTTACCATCTTCTTTAAAAGCGCCGTCTACTAAAAAGCCCTGGAACAAGTAACTGCGTTTCTTCCAATACTTGCGACCTTGATCTTCTAAAGATTTGTCTTTGAACCAAGGACGTACTTCAGAAAGAATAGGACAAGTGTCTCCCCACATTTCCATACATGGAACTTGAACAGTAACAATCTTTGAGTTTGCTTCGTTTTTAACACCAGCAAAATCTAATTTGATCATCGCACGTTCGATCCAAAAGAATGTGTTATTTGGATCAGCGTCAGGCAAGAAACGAACTGTAGTCGTTGTGCCTTCTGGCATATTCCAATGGGGGTAAATTGCGTTGTCTCCACCGCTTCCGCTATTGCCGGTGTTTTGTTGAGATGATGCTTGAAGTTTTGCGCGGATTTCTGCTAAAGTTGCCATAATGTTTTTCCTTAATAAATGTTGTATTATGCCATTTCTTTAAAGCCAACTGACTAAAAAGAAAAAGTGTGCATACATTAAGTATACACACTTCTATTTATCATGTCAATAAAAAATTCGCCAATTATTTGGTTTTAAGTCTTCCAGATTTCTCGGCGCTCTGTAACATATCAATGCGATCACGATATCCTGCAATACCTGGTTTGATATCTTTGGCGGCTTGTTTTTCGCCCTTGGTTGGATTCTTAACGTGTTTCATTGTAGTTTTAGATTGGTGACTTACTTCTTGTACACCAATTTCTTTCTTCTTACGTGCTAGACCTGCTGAACTTGTAGGGCTCTTAGTTTTTTCATCTTCTAAATCTTTGGTAGACATTTTCCAATCGCCGCCTTTTTCTTTACGTTTGTACGCAGGAACTTGGCTCTTTTCTACACCTTCTCTAACTCCGGATAACTTTAGCATACGAGATATTTCTTCAAATGCTTGCTGTTGTTGATTGGCTCGTTGGCTTAGTTGGCTTACTAACATTTCAGCAACACGGCCGGCTTGGTCGCCAAATTGTTTCTTAACGTGAACAATAACTCCTGTTTCACCTTTAGGGAAACGTCCTGTTTCACGATCGTAGAATGATTTAACTACTTCAGCAATTTCTCTCATGTTGCCTTTTTGTGGCACAGGTTCTTCGTTGTCCATAGAGTCTTCATCTTCTGCCATTGGTGCTGGCGGTACAGCATTCGGATCTTCTGCCGGAGCAGGAGCCATTGCGGCTGGGTCTTCTTCAGGAGCAGGTTCAACTGGTGCTGGCTCAACTGGAGCAGGTTCAACTGGTGCTGGTTCTTCTGCTGGCTCAGCGCCTAATTCTTGTGCGGCTTCTGGATCGCTGTGTGCTACCCATGCTATAATAGTTTCTGTTGGATCGGCTTCTGGATTTAATTTAGCAAGACTTTCTAATGCGTCATTTAAGTTTTCATCGTTAATGCCGATACCTTCTAATGCTTCGACAGCACTGGTAGCATCTGCGCCCAATGTTAATCCACTATCTAACAAATCTTTAAGGGCCATAACTGTGTCGGGCTCTAAGAATCCTTCAGAAACAGCATTAGCCCAGTTTTCAAAACTTTCAAAGCCAACACTTTCACGTTCCATACGAGCGTCAAAATCATTTCTCATACGTTCTTCTTTATCGTTTAATGATTGTAAACGTTTCTTAGCAGTCTCATCACCGCCTTTTGCCTTTGTTTCAAGATCTTTTCTATAGTGGGCTTTTAATTCACGAGCATGAGTTGCGCTGACTGAGTTAGGATTATATGCTTCATCGGTATCATCCCAACCATGTTCGCCATCAGCATCATCATTTGGATGTACTGGGGCGTCGCCACTACCTTCAATGACATCGGCAAGATCAACTTCGCTTGTTTCCTGCATGATAGCGTGTAACAGAGGGAATATACTTGTTAGGTTGTCTTCAAATTGACGTACCGTAAATTTGTCTTTGTAATCTTCTAGAGTAACTTCGTCTAACTCAGCACGAGCGTTGGCTTTAAAACTTTCAGACCAATTTTCATAATATGTTTGTTTACTTAGATTAGTACAATCATGACGTAGTTGATCTAACTTAGCCATAGCACGTTCAAAAATATCTTGTGTGCTTTCATTGACAAACCCTTCACGACCTGCTTGGCGTTTGAATATATTCAATTGAATAATACTTTCGCTTATATCAATAATTGCTGTACCTTTATCATCATAAGGGCGACCGCCATTGGCCACGTGACGTTGCATGGCTTTAGCACCCGATAAATGATTGAATGGATATTTGAAACGTTCACCTTCGGCATTTTCAATAAACAAAGAATTAATGTGCCTGCTTCTTGCGCCAGGCTGTTCATCGTTAACTGCTTGACTGTGTTTAATAATTAGTTTGGTGTTTTCTAAAGTTCTATAACTTGTTTTAGAACTACCGAAATATTGTGATTCATTCATGTTGCTTTCCTTGGAGCCGTTTGTGGCAAGATATTGAAAATCGTTTTTGTTAAGATTACCCTTGTTGATGTCTCTTGTGTCAAACCTCAACATTCTACGCATGGCAAACATACGCATTTCTCTTAAGAAGTCGTACCACATATCTCTGATAACGCTGTCAGTTCCTTCAGTGATGCCTTGTCCGTAGTAAACTTTAAGAGTACCTATGTCGTTAATACTAACGCTAACTCTGCCTAATGTGTTACTTTCGATTGTAAAATCAAAGTCAAAAAATCGAGCATCTTTTGGGTTATTTGTGGTGTTGCCCTCACCATCGCCCATTTCTAGGTTACTGAAGCGGCTACGCACTTTGTCAAAGACGTCTTGGGCTATAATTTCAATAATATTCATAATGTGTATTTATTGCCAATTACCAATATAAACGGGCATGGGTAGATCGTAATCTTCTAGGGCACGGTCTTCAATCATAGTTTCATAGACAGTTTGATCCCAATCGCCCATCATTCCTGCCATCCGCATTACCAGCAACATAGCCGCTACAAGGTCGTCATATTCGTTAGTTTTTGCTTCAAAACTAATGCCCTTGGCAATAAAGGTTTTGAGCTCTGATATCAAACTTGAGGAATGTACTTTTAAACGTTTCTGTTCAATTAACTGTTTTAACTTGGCACAGGCCGCAATTTTGCTTTGATTTGTAGTATTAAATCCTCTGCGGAATCTACGCACGTGACCCTTTTTAATTGGTTCACTCATAAACATTCCCGGAATAGTTTCTTCGCCCATTTCGTTAATAGCAACTAACGCGGCTTCACCTACTGTATTGTTTTCTACACTATAATAAATCTGCGGGTTTTGCGGGTTGTCACTTTGTATTTCGTTATTAATAAATTTGCAGATTTCTCGTAGGATCCTAACTTGACTTTGTATAGGAGTTGTATTGTGATGCCACTCACCCACTTGCTCAAACGTAGGGAGTTCTAAAATCTCAATGGCAGAGAAGTTGCCTCCCGTACCTAGTGCAGGATCTAGTGCTATTAGATATAAATTTCTAGGGTCAATTTTCTTATACCAACGCACCTGTCCCATTTTCATGATAGGTTCACTGGCTTCCATACCTGCAAGGGCAATAGAGTTAATTAGCGTTTCGTCAAAGATCAAGAACTCGCATCCGTGCTCACGACGGAAACGTTCTTCACCTAGTTGTGACATTTGTTCGTCAGCCCAAGTCTGGTCGCGGTCTGGATGTTCTTCCCAACGTGCTCTGAACGGGAAGAAGCCGTTTCTTCCTACTTTTGTTTTATTACCGTGCTCGTCGGTCATCTTATTGGCTTCGTGCCAAATTAGTGAGAACTGGTCTTCGTCTGAGTTAGGAGGACTTGTAATAATTGCCTTACCGCCTGTAGCCAGTGTAGGCGATATAGAAGTCCAAAATTCTACAGCAATGTTTGGTTCAACGAATGCAAACTCGTCGGCGTATAGTAATGATAA